CTAGTACCTGAGCTTTGCCACGGCGCCATCGTCGCCCTCGGGCGTCAGGTGGGCATAGAACTTTTCGGTCGTGGCGTAATCAGCGTGCCCGGCCAGAATCTGCACCCTTCGCAACGGAACTCCGGCCATCACCATGTGCGCGCAGAAGGTGTGCCGTAGCCGGTGGAGGCTGCCGCCGATCCCGGCCCGCTTAGCATCGGATGCGAACCAGTCAGACACGGTGTCCTTGTGCACGGCCACCAGCGGATCGGGAAGGTGGCGCAGCGCCCAGCGCGCATAGCGGTTGAGTGGCACCTCGCGCCATTTGCCCGACTTCGTGCGCCCCTGGCCATCTTCGTCTGGCTCGCTCTCGACCCTGAGCCTGCTCCCTGCCACCGAATCTTTGCCCAGTCCAACCAGCTCACCGCGGCGCAGACCCGTGTGGGCCATGAACAGCCACAGGGGTGCCCGGGCGGGGTTCGCCCGGTACAGCTTGCGCATCGCGGCCCGGTCGTAGAACCGCACCGCCACGCTACGAACGCCCCGCGGTGCCCGGGTTTCCTCCAGCGGGTTGAAGTCCAGTTCCTTCCACTGCACCCCACGCCGGAACGCGGCCTGCAGCCTGCGCAATTCCTTCCCCACAGTCTCCGGTGAAACCCTGTCCTTGGTCAGGCGGTCCGTCTTGTAGGCCTCCATTTCCATCGGACGCAGCGTATCGATGGGGCGATGGCCGAAGCGGGCCATAAACAACCGAACCTCGCTCTTGGCCTTGCCGTGCGTGGTGGGATGCTCGGCCTTGTACCAATCCAGGTACGGCTCTAGGAAGTCGCGGACCGTGGGGAGGCGGGGAAGGATGCGCACTCCATGGGTCAGTTCCGCTTCTTTCGCTGCTCGTACGCCCTCAGCCTCGCGTGGGCTGACGCGACCAATGGCGACACGGCTTCGCTTGCCGCCTTCCCGCCAGTTGAGGTACGCGGCGCCATCGCGCCAGAAGACTGTGACCTTGACCATTGCTTGGAGCCGTAGATTGCAGAGTAGAGGGCAGCCTTCTCGTAGAGTTTCTTGCCCATGAAATTTCGTGGTTCGATGCCGTAGTCGGCGATGTTCGAATCGAACTGGCTTCGTGATACGCCGCAGTAGTGCGCGGCCTCGTCCACGGTTAGCCAGTCCTTTCCGACGATGTCCAGCTTTTCAGCAGCTCCCATCGGGTCCTCCTTCAGTTCGTGGCCATCGCAGCGCGCAGCTGCTCGGTGGCGGTGCTCATGCGGCAGCAAACAGATCGGCAGGCATCGCTACCTGTGTTCGGCCTGCTGCCTTCGTTTCGAGGATGTGCCCCCCCCCACTGCTGGGCCATCGCAGCGGCAATCGCCGGGTCGAAGCGCGAGCGCTCCTTCTCGCGGTCCGGTCCTGGTGGCACCAGGTGGCAGCGGGCTTCAATCTTCCCGCGCGCGGCGATCACCTCGGCCTTTGTGTGGGTCGGCACCAGCTTCGGCAGGTTCTTCAGCCAGAGCGTTGCGCCCTTGGTGAAGGGGCTTCCGAAGTCGTACGGCTGCACGGTCTGCGTCGGCCGGCCTAGAACGCTCATGGCGAGGCCGTGCGGCTTGGAGTTCTCCGCGCCGATGAACTCAATAGGTGCAGCCATCAGGTCAGCGAACAGAAGGGCCAACTCCAAAAAGTCACGCATGCGGTTCGGGTAGTTCGGATGCCGGCGCCGGTCAGGCTGCAGCAGCGCGGTGTCATCCGGCTGGTACATCCAGCGGATGCCGGCCAGCGTGTTGTAGGTGCATGGGGGATGGGCAACCGTCGCCGCCCAGCGGCCGGCCTGCAGGTGGTTCCGCACGTCGTCTTGGATGTGCCAGCGCGGGTCGCCCTCGGTGGCGCGCACATCGCACGAGTACGCATCGAAGCCGCAGGCGCGGAACGCCGACGCCACGGTGTCGCTGTATTCGCAGGCCACTAGAATGGGCAGCAGCTTAGCCATGGTTCTTCCTCGGTTGCGCCTCGAACATCTGCGTCGCCGAATGGACATCTACAGAGCCCGGAGCTGTGTAAGAATGCAGTAGAGAAGATTGCTGCGGTGATGTATGGACTTGAATAGTTGGCTGGCCCTCGCGGGTCTTGCTGTTGCCATCCCGAGTACCGCGGTGGCCATTCGGACTTTTCGCGCGAATGCGACCTGGACTGACGCGCTCCAGCGGCAGACTCTCGATCGTTACGTGGGAGAATTTGAGGCGCTTGCAGATCAAATGGCTTTCGTTTGGGCGAATTCCAGAAATCAAGACCGTCTTGACTTCATTGCCTCGGATCCCAGTGCCCTTAAGGAGATCGACTGGCAAAGGTTCTATCTCGACGAGCCTTCGTCGTCTGGGTTTCCGATTAAGGGCCAAGACCTGCTGAACGACTCGGTTGCGGTTCTCGGCGCTGCGATCAAGCGTTGGAATGTCGAAGTCAAGAGTCGCGGCCATGTAGCTAAAGAACATGGCATGTTTCACACTCGCCTGTATGGGATGCAGCCGTTGTTCAACCCGGTCGTTCTTGCTGCCAAGCGTGTTTATGTCTTGCTGGGGAAGGTTGATGGCAATCGGCACTATGAGTCCCGGCGCAAAAGCTTCGAGAAACTCCAATCGATTGGCCTGAAAGCTGATTGATGTCCTACCTGAAAGCGCATTAGCAGTGATTTCGCACGGGCGCAGGTGGCAGTTCTGCTGGGCGGGGAAGGCGAAGGAGCGGGAACCGTCAGCCATGTGCATCTCCGTTCAGTTCGGCGCGCAGCTGTTCAACTCGCGTGCGCCAGTAGTGGATGGTTTCGTCGCTGCTGCTGCGCAGCGTTTCGTGGTGCCCGAGGGCAGTTGCGGCAGTTACCAGCTCGGCGACCAGACCGGGCCGGGTGCTGCTGGTGCTGCCGCCAGCGCGCAGGTCGGCCACCTCGGCCTGCAGCTGCTCGATGCGTTCGATGGCCTGGGTCAGCCACTGCCGATAGGCGTCCTTCGTCGGCTGCCGCATCCGGGCGGGAATTCCCGGAGCCTCCGGCGCCGGCACCAGCACCAGGCCGCTCAACCCCGGGCCTCGCGCCGGGCTTCGGCCAGGATCTCGCGCAGGTCGTCCTGCACCTTGCAGTCCTCGCCCTGCGCGACAGCGGCGGCCACGGCGCGTTCCAGCGCGTAGACCCGGTCGTTCGGATGGATGTAGGTCATGGCAGAATCAGCTCCAACAGGGAGGGTCTATGGCGATCGAGTTATGTCCGCTCGCGGACGAGGTGGGGAACCTAGCGGATTGGGCAGCGGTGATAGTTGCGGCTGTCGGTGCGTTGGCGGTGATCATGCTGAGCCGCGCGGCGAATCGAACGGCTGGTGCCTCGCTGGATCTTGCGCAGCAGCTCAAGGCACGCGAGGACGATCTGCATGCACGCGAAGTGCGATTGATCGCCCGGGAGCTCTTGCGAGAAGCGAACGTGGTGTTGGCCGACGTGCAATCCATCCAGGCGGACCTGCGGGCTGGAAAGGCACTTACTGACTGGGGCGGACCAAACGGTGTTGGTGTTGCAATGTCGGTCCTGTCGGTTCCCACCATGGATGAGCATGTGGACAGGCTTAAGCTGCTTCCCTACGAAGTTGCAGCGGCTGTAAGTGACGCCCGGCGGTTGGTCAAGGAACTTGTAGAAGCTTCCACGATCTTCAACGATCAATACCGGCCGTACGTGAACGCCGAAGAGTTCGTGCCCGTTTTGATAGCGAAGGTGAATCACACTGAGGAGGCATTGCGTCGCTCGTTTCTCACCCTGCGCAACGTGCTTGAGAAAGCTGCACCACCCAGGCCTTAGGCCATTCACGCTGCCACCCCCATTGCCACCAGGTCGATGTCGTCCACCCTGTCGCGCAGGTAGCGGCGCGCGCGGCGCAGGTGGCCGGCGATCAGGGCTCGGTCGTCATGGGCGAAGAAGGTCAGCACGTGCATATGCAGTGCACGGCGCTGGTCGCGGCGGTACAGGCGCCAGGTGATGGCGCTGCCGTCGACGGTCGGGAACCGGCCCCAGGCAAAGCCAATCGTTTCCTTGGGCGCGCGGCGGGCGATGTGGCGGCTCATGCCTGTGCTGCCTTATTGCCACCGCGGCGACCGTGTTCAGCCTCAACCACCTGGCGGCGGCTGATCGTGCTCTTGTCGATGCCGGTGGTGCCCAGGACCTGGACCTTGCCGCCGCCGGCCTCGAAGCGCGCAAGGTCGCTGCCCAGCTTCTGCCGGGCCTGGTCCTTTTCGCGATCGGTGGCGCCGCTGAAGACGGGCTTCACGTGAATGCTGGTCATGCTGGTGCTCCTCCGTAGACCCAGCGGCGCACGGTCCCGAACGGGACGCCCAGCGCGGCGCTGATCTGGTTGATGGTGTTGCCGCTGGCCCGGAGCTGCCGGGCGCGGCGTTTTGTGGTGGCCGGCCAGTACCGGGGGTGAGGCTGGCGCGGTACCGGCATCCCTTGGCAGCGGGCCATGTCCTGGACCGCGCG